CAGTGCTGAGATATCCATCGGTGTCATTGCGATTCACAAAGAAGTACATGGTGACTTTACATGGAATATCTGCACAATTAACCATTTCAAAGTGAGTTTGCGAATGCTTTAAGAAATATTTGCGTTGATCACTACGGATAGTGTTCGTGTTTAATGAATTCTCTAATGCACCCAAGGACGCGCAGTCTGCTATAACTTTAATACGCGTCCATCCGAGACTTGTTGGTGTTGTTCCAGTTTTTTTTACAGTCCATACATCTGATCTAATTATAGTTCCTACCATTCTCATGTTTATACGAGGGTATCGACGTTGAGTGTATGACAGAGAGCATGAGCCAGAATCAAAAGTACCTCTACCTCGGGTGTCTCGGAATTTTACTCCTGTAGGATTAAGACGACGGCGCTTATAAGGAGCAGGATAAGACCTAGAATAACGACGAGTACCAACATACTTAACTGGAGCTCTAGTCCGTTTCTTCCATATTGTACGTACTCCGGCAAACTTTCCAGTTCGAGCACGTTGTTTTCCCTTCCATCGAGTGGCACTTCTTGTTTGCATATTTTTCCTGTATCCGTGATATTTTTGTACTGCGTAGACTGCGCCAGGTATATTATTGGTTATGAAACCTAAAGTAGCTGCTGCGGGATATCCTAAATATTCAATCTTGGATAACTGCGAAACGCGCTAATTTTACTGCTTTTTGCGGTAACTGCGCGTGTGGCGAAGTAGTGGGATATATAAGGAGTGGGTTTTGGCGATAGTAAGTAATACTGATTACTATCGCCTAATGGTTCAACAAGCCTGTATCTGGATGTTAACAATCCCTAACCACTCCTTTATGCCCTATCTTCCACCGAATGTCAACTACATGAAGGGCCAACTGGAATGCGGCATCGGAGGATTCATACACTGGCAACTTGTTGTCCATTTCAAGAGATCAGTTAGGCTGAATTGTGTACGCGAAACCTTCGGAGATTTTCACGCGGAGGTTACACGATCGGAAGCGGCAGAGACTTACGTTTGGAAAGATGACACCTACATCGATGGAACAAGGTTCGAACTCGGAAACAAACCTTTCAAACGTAACAGCAAGCGAGACTGGGAACAGATTTGGGATTCCTGTAAACGTGGGCGCACGGATCAGCTTGATCCAAGTCTACTCTTTTATCATTATAGGACAGTCAAGTCAATTATTACCGATTATAGTCGACCTATGCCAGTGGTGCGTGAGTGCAAGGTGTTCTGGGGCCGTTCTGGGCTCGGTAAGTCTAGAACAGCGTGGGCGGAAGCTGGATTGGATGCTTACAGTAAGAATTCCAGGACGAAATGGTGGGATAGCTACCAGGCTCAAGACTGCGTTATCATCGACGAATTCCGAGGAGCCATCGATGTCGCCTACTTGCTACAATGGCTTGACAGGTATCCAGTTTCGGTGGAAACTAAACACGGAAACGTTGCCATGAACTCATCTAAATTCTGGATTTGTTCTAATTTGCACCCGAAAGATTGGTATCCTCTATTGGATGGTCCAACATACGAAGCTTTATTGCGTAGAATTAAGATTGTTCATTTCGATTCTCTTTAATAAATGTTTCTATTGTTTCAAACTTGGTTATCATTTCATCTAGTTTTCGTATAATAGCTTCCATAAGTATATCTATTTCGATTTCTTCGTCACTTGAGTACTCAGAGTTTGGTGGTGTCATTTCGTTTTTTACTAACTCAGCCTGGCGGCTCAGCTTATATTCTTCCTTCCTTTTTTGGCTTCGCGTAAGGAGCGCGCGACCTACCGCCCTGCCCCACACTTCGTGTGGCATGATAACGGGCGGGTCGGCGAAAGGGATGTGTAAATGTTTTTTAAAGTATATTTTTATTGAAGCATAGACATAGGTGCGGCTCCTGTAGATTCATCTTGTGGATCTGGGAATGCAGCTAATGCTCCTGGTGCACCTGTAAAGTTGACTAAGTTGTGATATGTTGTTCGAACTTCCATTGATTTGTAGTGGTATTTTGTATAACCCATGAAGTTGATACGTGCATCCTCGAACGTAATATCATTTCCTGAATTATCTCTTCCTTGAGTTGTACGAGCACGACACATAATATGTACAGTAGTGTATCTAACTCCAACTTGGTCAGGCGCAAATTGAGATGGTACGATTTTGTTGTGTTTTATAAAGCAATTTACAGTACGTGTTTGACATGCTGGAATATACATATTGCATATCTTTAATGTTTTGAACTTTTGCTTGAATTGAGGGCCAGCCATTGATAGGTCCCATCCGAATAAATTTTCATCTCCTGTTACTGCACCAGCAATAGAATGATCTTTAGTGGATTGTACGAGCCATGTATACGGATCACTAGAAGGGTTAACTGCCGCAGTGCTGAGATATCCATCGGTGTCATTGCGATTCACAAAGAAGTACATGGTGACTTTACATGGAATATCTGCACAATTAACCATTTCAAAGTGAGTTTGCGAATGCTTTAAGAAATATTTGC